TAATTACGACGGAACCGACCTTGGTGAGCTGCGGCGTAACCTTGCAACCTATGGTGCTGTGAAAGTCCGGAATGACACCGGCAGCCCGGGCGGAGGCGTCAGCACGCTGAATATCGAATTAAATGCTGAAAATTATAAAACAATTCTTTCCCTCTTCAAACAGGCGCTGATTGAAAATGCCCGCGGTTATGATGCTAAAGATGACCGGCTGAACGGAAATCCGAACCAGATGAATATCCAGTCTATGTATTCAGATATTGACCTGGACGCCAACGCCATGGAAATCGAGTTCCAGGCAAGTTTTGAAGAACTGCTCTGGTTTGTCAATGCCCACCTTGCGAATAGCGGGGTGGGTAATTTTGACGGCGTGCCGGTGAAGATTACCTTTAACCGAAATGTACTGATTAATAACAGCGAGCTGATCCAGCAGTGTAAAGACAGTGTGGGCCTTGTTTCCGACCGCACAATTTTGGCACACCACCCGTTTGTTGATGATGTAGACAAAGAATTGGAGCAGATGAAAGAGCAGAAGCAGGAAGAAGTTCCGGCTTATCCGCCAGGTGTATTCCCACAGCATGATAACGGACAGCCTCAGGAACCGGTGAACAGCAATGAAAAATCCTGATTACTGGGCAAAGCGAATGAGTACCCTCATGGATGCGGAAATGCACAAGGCCGATGACTACGGGAAGGACGTTTCGGCGGCCTACCGGCAGGCGGCGCGTTCCATGCAGGCCGACATTGAAAAGTGGTGCGCCAAGTTTGCCGAAAATAACGGCATCAGCATGGCGGAAGCGCGAAAGGTACTAAAAAAAGACGAGCTGGAAGAATTCCATTGGACGGTGGAAGAGTACATTAAGCACGGCGAAGAAAACGGCATATCCGCCGACTGGACAAAGCAGCTTGTGAATGCATCCACCCGCGTCCATATCAACCGTTTGGAAGCGTTACAAATGCAGTGCTATGAGCACGCCCACGAGGCGACCGATGGCCTTAAAAGCGGCTTGCATGATACGCTTTCCAGCATCTATGAAGACACTTATTACCACACTGCCTACGAAGTACAGAAAGCTGCCGGGCACGGTGCTCCGTTCGCAAAGATTGACACGGCGCAGGTAGACAAAGTTCTCTCGAAACCGTGGGCGGCGGACGGAGCCGATTTTAGTGAACGCATCTGGAAGAACCGTACTCAGCTGTTACAGGAACTGAACGCCGGTCTGACGCAGGGCATCATTCGAGGGGACCCGCCGGATAAAATGGTGCAGCACCTTTCCAAGCGCTTTGCTGTTTCGGAAAGCCGCGCACAGACGTTGGTGCAGACCGAGAGCACGTTTTTTGCCAATCAGGCGCAGGCCGACAATTTTGCGGAACTCGGTGTCGAGAAATACGAGATTGTTGCCGCTCTGGACAGCACTACTTGTGAAACGTGTGCTGCCATGGACGGTAAACAGTTCCCATTGAAGGAAGAAGCAGCGGGCATTAATGCTCCGCCGTTTCATGCCCGCTGTCGCTGCTGCAAAGCGCCGGTGGTGGAAGATGAGGCACCAGGAGAACGCGCCGCCCGTGGAGAAGACGGCAAAACATACTATGTACCGGAGAATATGACCTATGATGAGTGGAAAGCACAGGATGTAGATAATGCTTCAGAGAAAAGTGATGTTGTAAGTTCGGGCAAAAGTGATATAATAAAAGAAAAAATTCGAACTGCTGGAAAGCTTCCTAAGACCGCAAAAATTCATTTTTCCCCCGCACCGGTTGATATGGATTTGCTTTCGTTTGATGATAAGCATATCAATTCAGAACGTGGGCATGAGGTTACAAGGGAGCAAGCCATCCAGTGGATACATGATGCCAAAATATCCGTTTCTGTATGGGGCGGTCGATTTGAGCGTTATTATGGAACACAGGGAACGGTGTATGTAAACACGTTGAACAATCTGATTAGGACAGCATATGCAAAAGACGAATACGATGATAACACGCGCGCTATTTTAGAGGTGATTAAAAAATATGCCTTATAATGGAACTGTAGAATATATTCCCGATAAGAGCGGAACGGCCGAAAAGGTTAAGTGCCCACTTATTAACGATTGGATAGAAGATATTGACTGCTTAGAGAATCAAGGAATTCGAGAAGAAAGCATTCCAGCACGATTCAAGCAAAAGCCAAATTGGAAGGACATCTGTGAGAAGTGCCCGTTCCGCGATTATTAACCGCCTTACCTTTTGGTAGGCGGTATTTTTATGCTCAATTTCAGAAACAGGCAGCCTTCACGGGCTGTTTTTTTCATACCCAAAAACAGGAGGTATTTTATGAAGAAAGAAGATTTTACAGCGCTCGGCATCAGCGATGAACTGGCCGGAAAAGCCGCCGCAGCGTCCGCAAAAGAGCTGGAAACTTATGTTGCCAAGGGCGAGTATGACACGCTCACGGCGGCAAAAACACAGCTTGAAAAGGACGTTAAGGCGCGTGACAAGCAGATTGACGGCCTGAAAAAAGTAGACCCGGAAAAGCTGCAGGAGCAGATTACGCAGCTTCAGACCCAGAATGCCAGCGATAAGGCCGCCTATGAGAAGCAGCTGAAGAGCCAGAAAGTGGAATCCGCGGTGCAGCTTGCGCTTACGGGTGCCAATGCACTGAACACAAAGGCTGTGCGCGCCTTGTTAGACATCGACCCGGAAAAGGTTGAATTTGATGATGCTGGTGCTGTAAAGGGCCTGTCTGACCAGATTAAGAAGCTTCAGACCGCCGATGACAGCAAGATGCTGTTCAAGGCGGCAGACGAAAAACCGGCTTTCAAAGGGTTTAAGCCTGCGGAAGGCCGTGACGAGCTGCCGGATGGCGGCATGGACGATTTCTTTTCAGCAGCCATGAAGGGCGCTGGAATCAATAACGACGATGGAGGTAAAAAATAATGGCGAATTCGATTGAGTATGCAAAGAGGTTTATGCCGATTGTGGATGGCATCTACAAAAGTGCCAGCTTGACACAGGGCATGGACGCGGCTGTGCAGCCGGATTTTTCAGGTGTGGATGAAGTTCGGGTGATGAAGGTTTCTACGACCGGTCTCGGCGACTATTCCCGCACGGCTGGCTACCCGAAGGGCGACGTTTCCGTTGGCTGGGAAACACTCAAATTGACTGAAGAGCGCGGCAAGGAAATCAGCATTGACCGTATGGACAATGAGCAGACGCTCGGCCTTGCCTTCGGTACGGTGACGGGGAATTTCATGAAGGAACATGTCATCCCGGAACTGGATGCCTACCGCTTTGCAAAGTATGCGTCTAACGCGAACATCAGCAAAGCAACGGCCGCCGTGCTAACAAAGGATAGTGTCCTTTCCGCCATTGACGAAGCGTCCCGCCAGATGGATGCGGACGAAGTGCCAATGGAAGGCCGCAGGCTGTATATCAACAGTGACCTGAAACCGGTACTGAATCAGGCTGTCTCCCGCCAATGGGGCTCTGACAATGGCATCACGAATCAGCTTTCCGGTTACAACGGAATGCCGATTGTTTATGTCCCATCATCCCGCTTCTACACCGGCATCACCTTGAACGACGGCTCCACAAACTGGGGTTTTGCAAAAGGTACTGGCGCGTCGAACATCAACTTCCTGATGATTTACCCGCAGGCAATCCTCCAGGTTGTAAAGTTCAGTCTGCCTAAAATTTTTACTCCGGATGAAAACCAGAAGACGGATTCTTGGCTGTTCCAGTTCCGCGAGTACCATGACGCTTTTGTTTACGAAAATAAGGCAAAGGGCGTTTACCTGCACGCGAAACCGACCGCCTGAGAAATGAGGTAGTTGAAATGCTAATCTGCAAAGGCGGGATTACCCGCAACATTGACGCCAATAACCTTCAGGTGTACAAGGACCGTGGTTACGAACCGGTTCCGGAAGCTGCGGGTTCGAAGGTTCCGGAGGCAACAGCCCCGGAGCCGGAACCTTCAGCAAAGATGGGTAAGATTATGCCATCGAAAAAGGCAGCGGAATGAGCACCTTAAAAGACGATGTCGCTGCCCGGCTGAAAATGCTTGGCTGTGAGGTGGCAGCAGTGGACGTTTGGGCACTTGATTTCTGTATTGACAAAGCTGCGCATGAAATCTGTGACGCCTGCGGCCTTGATGATGTCCCAGATGAACTGCGTGACGCACAGGCAGACCGCGCTGCCGGTGCTTTTCTCAGTGCAAAGTATGCTGTAGGCGGCCTTTCGGAGGAACAGACGCAGAAGGTGGTGCAGCAGGTAAACGCCGGTGATACCACGGTTCAGTTTGCGGCGGACGCGACGCCCCAGCAGCGCATAAGCGCGGCTATTGGGGTGCTGTGCGCCGCCGGGCAGGATCGCTTTTCGCATTACCGGAAGCTGGTGTGGTGATGAGCCCTTGTAATGAGATACAGGCCGCACTTTCGATGCTCTACACAGGTAAATGTACAGTGACGGAGAAGCAGCCTTATGAAGCGCAGAATGGTCTTACAAAGTATCGCGACGTTACGGTGCTGGAAAACCAGCCGTGCCGCTTGTCGTGCAGTTCCGCTCCTGCAGTGACCAGTACAGATGGTATCCCGGCTTTGACGCAGGAAATCAAGCTGTTCCTGCCTCCGGGTGTTGCGGTAAAGCCGGGAAGCAAAATCACGGTTACGCAGGCAGGAAAAACGGAAGCTTATTGTCAGAGTGGGCAGCCTGCGGTCTATGAAAGCCATACGGAAATCATGCTGAATCTTTGGAAGGAGCATCCGTAATGGACACACACGGTGACTTCGACTTTTCACAGTTCACTGAATTCGTAAAGCAAATAGAACAGCTCGAAAAGAATATGCCGGAGTTTTGCGAGTACATGGCGAAGCAGCTTGCTGCAGAGTTATTGCGAAAATGTATTAAGCGTACGCCGGTCATTTCCGGAAAACTGAAGCAAAGCTGGTGCGCATCCGCCGTACAGGAAGCCGGAGAAAATTATGAAATCACGGTTTCCAACAATGTACTCTACGCTTCTTATGTGGAGTATGGCCACCGGCAGGACCCAGGCCGATACGTTCCGGCAATCGGGAAACGGCTTGTCAAAGCGTGGGTGCCTGGCCAGTTCATGATGACAATTTCCGCGCAGGAAGTGGAGCAGGGCGCGGAGGCAAGAATTCAGCGCGCGCTGGAAAAGTATCTAAAGGGAGTGCTCGGATGATAAACGAAACGATTGATGGGATTGCCGCAGCATTAAAGGCAGAATTCAAGCTGCCGGTGCTTGCGGATGATTCCGAGCAGGATTTTCTGGAGCCAGGTTTTCTAATCCACCCGATTCAAGTTTCCGGGCAGCCATTCCCTTGCGGGCAACGCAAGGAAACGCAGCCGTTTGACATTCTATACTTTCCCGCGAAGGGAGAGGACCGCACGGGGCTATATGATATTGCAGAGCGCGCGGAACAGGCGCTGCGGACAATATCCGTGGGCGACGCAAAGATCAGGGCAGCAAAGTGGAGCACTCAGGTCATTGACGGGGTGCTCCATTGCTTTGCCAACTATGATGTCTTCGTGGACGAGCGGAAGGTACTTGATAACATGATGAATATGCGGTCCAGACAGACAACGAAGAAAGAGTGAAATGTATGGATGAGGAAAATACAGTGCAGGAACCTTCCTACACAAAAGAGCAGATGATTCGTTCCAAACGATTTGCAGGGCAGCGGGATTTACTGGAAGCACTGCTCTCAAATGATGAAAGTTATACCTGCAAGCAGGCGGATGCCATTTTGCAGGGGTTCCTGAAAGGCAAGGTGAATTAAATGGCTTTTGGAGGTGGGACTTTTACGTCCCAGAATAAAGTTCTTCCCGGTGCGTACATCAACTTTATTTCTGCACAGCGTGCGTCAGCGGCCTTATCCGACCGCGGTATCGTCGCAATGCCTTTGCAGCTGAGCTGGGGTACGGAAGGCAGCGTCATAACGGTTACCTCACAGGACTTTCTGGAAAGCAGTAAGAAAATTTTTGGCTATGGATACACAGATGACCACATCAAGCCGCTGCGGGAGATTTTCAAAAATGCGCGGATGCTTTATGCTTATCGCCTCGGCACGGCCACAAAAGCGGCCAACGATTACGGTACAGCAAAGTATGGCGGCACCCGTGGCAACGACATCCAGACAGTAATTGCAACCAATGTGGATGACGCTTCAAAATTTGATGTTGCAACTTTGCTCGACGGCAGATCGGTTGATCTACAGACGGTTGACAGAGCAGCGGCTCTGAAGCCGAATGATTTTGTCGATTTCAAGAGCACCGCCACGCTGAAAGCAACAGCAGGCACACCGATGACCGGCGGAGCAGATGCTGAGGTAACCGGCGACGATTATCAGGCTGCACTCAACGCGCTGGAGCCTTATGCTTTCCATGCTCTTGGCTGCCCCACCAAAGACGAAAAGGTTGAGTCACTGTTTACCGCATTTACAAAACGGATGCGTGACGAAGTGGGCGCAAAATTCCAGACAGTGCTGTACCGGGCAAAAGAAGCTGACTATGAAGGCATTATCTCTGTCGACAATGCGTGCATAGGTGACGGAGAGCCGGAATACGGCCTTGTATATTGGCTGACCGGCGCAGAAGCAGGGTGTGCAGTGAACAAATCCTGCGGCAATAGAAAGTATGACGGCGAATACACCGTCAAAGCGGATTATACGCAGCTCCAACTGGAACAGGGACTGAAATCCGGAAAACTGATGTTCCACAGTGTGGATGGTGAGGCGCATATTCTTTCGGATGTCAACACGTTTATCAGCTTCATGCCGGATAAAAATGAAGATTTCAGCTTCAACCAGGTGATCCGCGTGCTTGACCAGATTGCCAACGATACAGCGACAATGTTTAACAAGCGCTATCTTGACAAGGTACAGAACGACAAATCCGGCCGTGTCAGTTTTTGGTCTGACCTCGTAAAACTGCACGAGGAACTTCAGCAGCTGCACGCCATCGAAGATTTTGACAGCAAAGACATTGAAGTCAATGCAGGGGAAGCAAAAAATGCTGTGTCTGTGTCGGAATCGGTCAAGCCTGTGTGCGCGATGGAAAAGCTTTATATGAGTGTCGTTGTGGAATAAGGAGATGAAAAGTAATGCCTAAAATCACAATGTTGCCAGGCGACGTCATTTCCGCTTCAGAAGCCGAATGCTACGCCACCATCGGCGGCAGCCGGTACAACGTGATAAACGCGGTAAGCCTCGAAGCTAAGATGGAAAAGAAGAAAAAGGAAGTGCCCATTCTCGGCAGAGTGGCAAACGGCAACAAAACTACCGGTGCCAAATTGACCGGAAAGATGACGATGCACTATGTGTCGTCCATTATGCGGAGGATTGCAATCGATTACCTCCACACTGGAAAAGACACCTATTTCGAAATTCAGTGTACCAATGAAGACCCGACGAGTTCCGTGGGGCGCCAGACGGTCGTTCTCAAAGGCTGCAATTTCGACTCCATCATTCTGGCGAAGTTCGCCGCGGGCGAAAATGTGCTGGACGAAGAAATTGCCTTCACGTTTGAAGATGCGGATATGCCGGAAGAATTCGGTACGCTCGCTGGCATGACAGAATAAAAGGAGGATTATTATGGCAGACGAAAACGTTACTTATGCTGGAAACCTGAGTGCCTTTTTTGCTCAGAACGCACAGCCGATTGAAACGGTCAAGGTTGCTGTGTCAAAACGCTTTATTGACCCCACTACCGGTAAGCCCGCCGAGTGGGAGCTGAAAGCAATTCCGGCCGACAAAAATGGCAAGCTTCGCAACAAGAATCTGAAGCCGGTGCCGGTTGAGGGGAAACACGGCGTTTACACTATGCAGCTTGACACCGCAAAGTATTTTTCGGAAATGATTGCCGCGACTGTCGCTTTTCCGAACCTTTCAGATGCGGAACTTCAGAACAGTTACGGTGTGATGGGCGAGGAAGCCTTGCTTGGCAAGATGCTTCTGCCGGGCGAGTATGACAATTTGCTTGCCGCTGTGCAGAGCGTCAATGGCTATGATGAGGACGCTGAAAAGCAGGCCGATGAGGTGCAGCAGGTAAAAAACTAATTGAGGACGGCGACCCGGACGCCGTCATTGCAGAATGGGCGCTGACAGAGCTTCATATTTTGCCGCGGGACTACCTTGCACTGGACAATGGGACAAAAATATTTATCCGGGCTGTCATGGAACGAATCGCCAAAAAGCAGCGCGACGCGGAAAGGGAGGCAAAAGCATGAATATTTCCACTTCAATCAGCCTTTATGACGGCATGAGCCCTGCACTGCGGAATATTATGCAGGCTTCCCAATCCGCCGCTTCTGCCATGGGTAAAGTAAAAACTGCAGCTAATTCATTTGGCAGCAGCACGGCATTTGAGAAAGCTAACAGCAGCATCAAAAAATGCACTTCCAGCCAGAATAAGTTCAAGAATTCTATCCAACAAACGGGGCCTTCCATTAGTGCTCTCGGTCAGAAGCTGCAGGGCATCATGCGCACGGTCGCGAGTATTGCGGCGGTCAAGTGGGTAGCAGGAAAAGTTAAGGACTCCTTGGATGCAGCAAATGAGCAAATTGGCGCCGAAACAAAGCTGACGGTAGTTATGCGGCAGAGAATGCGGGCAACGGATCAGCAGATTGAATCCGTTCGCAAGCTGACCGAAGCTCAGAAAAACCTTGGCGTTGTAGATGATGATGTGCAGATTGCCGGTGCTCAGCAGCTCGGAACATTTCTCGGATCCGTCGATTCGCTGAACACACTAATCCCGGCCATGAACAATCTTGCCGTGCAGCAAAACGGTGTCAACGTGACAAGTGAAGCCATGACCGGAATTGCCAACATGATGGGTAAAGCAATGCAGGGCGAAGTTGGCTCCCTTGCCCGCGTCGGCATTACATTCAGCGCGGCGGAAGAAAAAGCCCTTAAATATGGCAATGAACAGCAGCGTGCAGCCACCCTGGCACAGATTATCACGAACAATGTCGGTCAGATGAACAAGGCTATGGCAAGCACTCCAGCGGGTAAAATCCAGCAGGTTAAGATGGCATTAGACGATGTAAAAAAAGAAGTTGGCTTTTCTCTTTATCCATCTGTAATGAAACTTTTGGACTGCATTAAGCAGAATATGCCGCAAATCAAACAGACTATTATCGGTGTGGCAAATACACTTCCTGGAATTATTCAGGGAATCATTCCGATTATTAATTGTATCTCGAGAGTAACATCCTTTGCCCAGAAAAACTGGAGCATTGTAGGGCCTATCCTTGGCGCAGCAATAGGCGCTTTGGCGGCATGGACGATTGTGACAAAAATAGCCACGGCTGCACAGCTTGGCCTTAATGCCTCAGTGCTACCATTCATCCTCATCGTTGCTGCTATCGCTGGTGTGCTTGCATATGCAATCAACTATGTGGGCGGTCTTGACAATGCTTTGACAGTTCTGAAAATGACTGTAAATCTTGTAGGTATGAGTTTCCAGCTTGTAGGAATGGTAATATATAATTTTGCCTGCACGGCATGGGAACAGATTGAAACATTTACCGATAATGTAAAACTTGGTTTTCAGGCTATGGGTATTGGGATAAAGGACGCAATGGTGTCTGCCATGTCGGCTGCGGTTAAGGCAGTACAGGATGCCGTGAATGCTATTCTCACCCCAATCAACGCTGTGTTGGATGCAATAGACAAGATTACGGGTAAAAACTATCATCTTAAGGCAGACTTTGCAGGCGGTGTACAAGACTGGGCAAACGGAATTTTACAGTCGGATTCTTCTTATATGAATTCTCAGGTTTCACAGGCAGATTCCTTGAGCAAAATGCGTGCAGCAGAACAGAAAATACGAAACAGTAATATTAGCAAACAAGTAACTGCCATCAGCGTGGCTGGAAGTAAAATTGGATCGGCTGTTTCCAGTATGCACACGGCTGCAGCCAAGTCTCAAAACAGCAAGTGGAAAATGCCGGAAATGAAAGCGTCAAACTTTTTGAAAGGCATTAGCACAGGCCTTGGCCCTGGTGCTTCAACGGGCGTATTACCCGGCGCTGATGCCGCGAAAAAGGCAAACAAGCACCTTGCTAACATTGAAAAAAACACGGCCAAAGATGATGATATTAAGTATCTGCGGGACTTCGCGGAGCGTACAGCAATTCAGCGGCAGGCAAACCAGAACATTAATATCAACTTGGGCGGTATCACACAGAGCGTGAGCAGCCGGGACGACGCAGACGGGCTTGTTACTTACCTTGTATCGGCGTTGCGGAAAGAACTCGCGTCCAGTGGAGAGGGGGTTCACCGGTAATGGCCTATCAGTTTTACATCGACAAGATTCTGCTGCCGGTGGCCCCGGCAAAGCTGGAAATTAAAATTGGGAACAAAAACGAAGTCTGCGACTTGCTTAGCGGCGAAGAAATTAACCGGCTGAAATCGCCGGAACTGACGGAAATCAGCTTTGAAGCGCTGCTCCCAATTTCAGACTATCCGTTTTCCAGCTATGGCAAAAGGGAAAGCGCCGCAACGCTGCTGAAAAAATTCTATGCGTTGAAGACCGGTAAAAAGACCTTCCAGTTTATCATTCTCCGCAAACTTCCCGGCAGCGGGGAACTGTGGGATACAAACATCAAATGCTCTCTCGAAGACTTCACGCACACGGAGGATGCCGAAGACGGCGGCGACGTTACGGTACAGTTTGAGCTCAAACAGTACCGTGACTATGGCACAAAGGTTATCCAAATACCGTCATCAACAAGAAAATCATTTGCGCGGGCAGCAGTAAAAAAATCCCGTCCCGCGTCAAAACCGCCGACAAGAAAAACATATACGGTGCGCAGCGGCGATTGCCTGTGGACGATTGCAAAGCGGCAGTATGGCAGCGGCTCAAAGTACTCGACGATTTACAGTGCCAACAGAGCTGTGATTGAGAGCACTGCCAAAAGACACGGTCGGGCAAGTTCCAGCAGCGGACATTGGATTTGGCCGGGAGAGGTGCTGATTATTCCGTGATTCAGCTTTTTACGCAATATAAGCAGAAAATCATGCAGCCAGTATTATTGGATGAGATTACATGGGAAACCTCACGGAAAGGTTCGCCGGGTGAGCTTACCTTTACGGTCCTTGGTGATTACTACCTTACGCTGGCGCACGGCGATGCTGTGTGGCTCATGGATGACAAAGACAAACTGTTCTTTGGGTCAATCTACACGGTAAGCCATGGCGGCGACAGCAAAATTAAGGTGACGGCATATGACCAACTTCGGCAGCTGAAAAACACGGATGTGTTCATTTATAAAAACAAACGTGCGGACCAGGTCATCCGGATGGTTGCGGATGATATGGGGCTGAAATGCGGACCTTTAACAAATACCGGGTACAACATTCCGACCTACGTTGGCGACGGGAAAACCTATTTTGACATTGTGCAGGATGCCCTCGATTCCACCGTGATGGCAAACGGCAATCTCTATGTGCTTTATGATGATTATGGCAAGCTTGCTTTGAGAAATGTATCTGACATGACCGTACCGTTTCTCATTGACGCTGACACTTGCGGCGGATATGACTTCCAGAGCAGTATCGACAATAAATCATATAACAAAATTAAACTCGTCTACAACGATTCAAATTCCGGAAAACGCCGGATTTTTTCAGTGCAGGACAGCAACCACATGGCTGAATGGGGGACACTGCAAAAATACGAATCCATCAACAGCACGGCACACGCACAGCAAAAAGCTAATATTTATCTAAGCCTGTACAATCATGTAGAGCGCACGGTTACTCTGAAAGATGTATTTGGGGATAATCGGATTCGCGCAGGATGTACCGTATTTGTCCGGGTGAATATGGGAGAAGTGCAACAAAACGGGTGGCTTGTCGTGAACCAATGCACACATAAATGGAAAGGCGGTGCCCATAC